CGTCGCTAACTTCCGCGCTCGTCGGCGTCTCCACCAGGCGAGGCATCGCTGGATCCGCATAGCCATCGTCATCCTTTCCAAAGAGGTCATCTTCGCGCCACGCCGCGCGCAGCCAGAGGCCAACGAGCAGGAGAAACACGCCGTAGCCGACGTACTCGCTCATGCGGTTCTCCGAATCCTGATGTTCATTTCCACCTGCACCGACAGGCCGTGTCGCGCTTCCGCTTGCGCTTGTAAGTAGGCGACGCCTAACACCGGATGCTGTTCAAACCGCCACGTCTGCTGGGATTCCTTCGCGGCAATCCACCGGCACAAGGTCGATTCATCCGTCCCTAAATGTCCAGCGGCTTCCTTGTGCGACCAGCCGACGATCTGAATCGACCGCGCGAGCACCTTGCCGTGCGCCTGCTTTCCGCAGTCCTCAACTTTCTTGAGGTCCGCTTTCGCCATGTCGATCCGCACACCCTCAAGTCTTTGGGGATGCGCGGCGGCGACGACTGGAGCAGACTTCGGCGTCATGTCAAGCATTTACGCGGCGCAACACACGTTTCGCATGGAGATACGCCGCACCCAGGATCACGGAGTGATAGCCCGAGTCTTCGTACGCTTCGACAAACTCCGCGAGCGCTTGGAGCAGATCCGTCTGAAGCTCGCCATGAAAGGGTTGCGGCTCCGGCTCACGTGGCGCCGGTTCCTGAAGGCGAAGAGGCTGCGGTGACATTAACGGCCTTCAGCTTTCGCAATAGCGTCAATCGCTTGCTCCAGCTCGTGCATCCAAGCCGCTGGCGTCGTGCATTGGCCAACGGCATGCACGAAGGCCCTCAGAGCAGCGAGCAGTTCTTCACGCTGGGCGCGCAACCGTGCGATCTCAGCGCACGCGCCGTCGACCGACCGCTCCAAGGCAGCCAAGTCCACCAGCGCAGGATCGCGGTTCATACCGCCGCCATCTCCACCGCGAGGCACCGTGCGCAGTAGCCGTGACTCGTCGGCGCTCCTGGGGATCCGGCTTCCATCACGCGATCGCCGACGTGCCCGCGCGCACAGCACTCGATCCGGAAATGCTGCGAGGCCTTCGCGGTCGTTTGTGTCGGCGCCACGTTCCGCCCGTCGTCGTCGACTTCCCCGATCTCCGCTTCGAGGTGATCGAGGAACTGATCGATCGTCAGGTGTGTGCAGCCGCAGTCGCAGACCATTACCGTGGCTCCCATCCGCCGGTGAGGCCGATCACGATGAAGCCGAGCGCGAGCAGGCAAAAGCCGATCAAGGCTGGTGTCACGTCAGTCTCCAAACTGGAAGGGAGGGGGGACGGGAGCCTGGAACGAGGAAAGGTAGATACGGTGATTAGCTGTACGCTTACTAATCAGAGCATCTATTATGCGTCCCTGCGCTAACCGCAGAACCATATCGGGCGACATGTTAGGCAGCCGCCCCAGAAGTTTCGTTTCCCGTGGACTGCTTCGGCGCTTTGCGAGTCTTGGCAACCTTGCCGATATGGCGTGTGGACTTGCCCCACGCCACGAGCTTCTGCACAGGGACTCCGGTGATGTCTGACAACGCGATCGCGATCGCCAGCCGACACGGTCTCGAGCGCTTCAGGATGTTCGACATCTGGCCCCGGGTCATTGGGAACCCCTTGGCCTTGATCAGATTAACCATGTCGGTCTGGTTGCGCCCGGTGCGCTCCATCCAATCGGCCACGCTCTTGGCGGGCGGGTCCAGCGTTAGCGTTTTCCTAACCATGTGCAAACTCTATATCGGCATTCTAGGAGTTGTCAATAGTCTTTGTTAGCGTAATGCAAACACTCCGCGCATGTTCTGTGCAGACGTGGTAACTACTCTCGCCAACGTGGCGCGCAATAAGGATTTACCGGAACGTGTCCGGCTCCGCACGAAGGAACTCTTCGACCGGGAACGGCACAAACCGCGGGCCTACCAGTGCCGCACCCAAGCCGGCCTCGCCAAAAGCCTCGGGATCAAGCCAGGCACCCTCAGCAACGCCCTAAACGGCCGGGATTCGCACGCCATCCGCCTAAAGCATGTCGACGTGATCGCCGAGTACTTTGGTGTACCACCGGCCTTGCTGGTGACACAGCCAGGGAACAGCCTGCACGAATTGACACCGGAAGAATCGCGCCTCCTAACCCACTGGCGCGACTTCCCGCTGGACATTCAAGAGCGGGTCATGTCCATGTTCGACTATTTTGCGGGGCTGCTCCCGGAAGAAAAGGAGCAGCGCCGCTGGTGGGTCAAAGTCTCACGGATCAGGAAGCCGTCCGATCGTCGCTATATCGAGCAGGCGATTGACGACGTGTTACGCGCACAGCGCATTGAGCGAGGCGGAGATGCGCCGCCCGCTGGGAAAGGGTCATTCGATGCCACAGAGTCAGCCATTCGTACGCGGCCGGATCGACGGATACGGTAGTGCGAGATCTAAACGGAACGACGCGAGGCCGAAGCATGGGGGGAGCTGACCTCCAATCGAGTGTGTGAACGGTAGCCCATTCTAAGTAAACCCTAGCCCATTACAAGAGCGACTTTCGTAATCGCGCACCACGAGAAAAGAGATCCCATGCTCAGACTTTGTGTAGTCCTAACACTGACGCTGATCGCGCTGGTGTCCGCAGCTCCCGTGCAGGCGCAACGTCTCTTCGTCTCCACAGAGATCGATCCGAGCGGGATCATTGACGACGCGCAGCGCGCACGCGCAGAGGTTGTTGTCGATCTCAAAACGTACGTCGTGAAGAAGCTGCCGCGCGTGACACTCGTGGATGCTGCCGAAGGCGCAGACATCGTGGTCGACGTCACAGCGGTCGGCACAGAGGACAACGGCCAACGCTCCGTTGCTACCTCAGCGCCGATCGCTGGCGTCATCGTGACGAACCAAGGCGGCAAGGTGTTGGACTATCGCGCGCGCGCGACGATCACCAAAGGCACGTACCGCACCGCCATTGACGCCAGCCTAGGCCCGTTCAACCGATCCTATGGAGAGAACTTGGGACGCAAGTTTGAAGACTGGATCAAGAAGGACGGGAAGAAGTAGGGTAGGAACTAGACAGACAAATGCACCGGAGTTGTTGCACAATATCCGGCGCTGTGGCTGATGTCGTGCCGTTCCCGTCGCCGGATCCAGTGAAGCTGCCGCCGTTGTGTGGGCAGCATTCCACACTTGGGATCCGCGTGCATGTCTGGGCGGATGATGCCGACGTGGGGGATCCCTGTCAGTGTGGGGCGCGACGGTTGCCGGAAAGTGCGCGGCCGTTTCTCAACACCGACGCGACCGCGTAGCAGGCCCGCGCACCGCGCACCGGTTTCCTCTCACAGGATTACGCAGGCTCGGCCATCTAACCGCGCAACTCGCCAGCCGGGGTGTCGGACAGCGAGCCCCAGCAACGATCAAACGACCGAGCCATCTTGTGCGATACTCACGCCCATGAACTTTGACGACTTCATTGCTGCGATGAACACCGACGCGGACTTCAAGCGGAGAGTCATCGAACATTTCCTGAATCTGCCATTCGACGAATGGGGCGACGTACCGCTAGAGCCGAACATACTGACCGCTCGATCGCTCGGATCGCTTCCAACAGATTTATCTGGTCGGCCAATCATCACAATTAAGTCGCCTTCGGCCTGAAGACTTCTAAAAAGTCCTGCCACCGCTTCAGATCCGCCAAGACCATCTTCCCGTATTCGATCCGCTGATCGACGGTCATCCCTTCGAGCGTGGTCTGGTGCATCTTTACGATCGCGGTGACGAGTTGAATCGCGGCGGTGATGGGATCCATTACGTCCGCCGATCCATGCGCGCAATGACCTGATCCCACGTCATGGAACCAGAGAGATACGGCGGCCGATCGTCCGACGGAAACCCATAGAACGCTTCGAGGGCCGCGAAGTCGCCGATCGGGATCCCGTGCGGTCCTGATATTGGCGGCGGCTGAGGAAGCGGCGGTTGAGTGGTCGGCGGTGGCGCGGACGGATCCTCCACGACGTTGAATTTCCAGAGGTTGGTGAGCAGATACTTCACCGCCGTGTACGCCGTGCGCACGCCGATCGGCACATCGGCCCAGGCGCGCTCCTCTGAATACGCCGTGCTCCAGACTTGGACGGGCGTAGGCTCGCGCGTATAGTCGGTGCGAATGTGCCTCACGATTTGCCCACGGTAGTCTCCTGGAGCCAAGGCGTCCTCTGCGATTCCGCCCATCTCGTACGCCACTTCTTCCTGCACTCGGTCATCGCCGGCGCGCAGCACGTTCCAAGAGATCCCGCCGCTGTCCGTGTTGGCCCCCGGTTTCAGTTTGATCAGGAATCGTAGCTTCCCAGGATCGTCGCCGACTGAAAACAACGTCGGCTCACCGCCCTGATCCATCTCAAACACCGGTCCGAAGTGCGTCACGTACATTTGCAGCACGCGCTGTCCTGTGCTGTTACGGAAGACAAGCACGTCCTCTTCAAGGCGCACCGTCCCGGTCTTATCGAGTTGTGTCATGGCAACACCAGCAGATAGAGATTCATCCGTCCGTCTGTGTTCGACATAAACGCCGCGACCCGTCCGCACGGCGAGAGGTTCGCCATGCACTGATGGTCGTAGTCGTTGCCCGTCATCCCATGCTGCGCCAGCGTGGTCACGCCAGACCCATCAAGGGCTACGAGGCTCAGGTTCATCGCGTCACTTAACAGGCACCGCTCCGCACGCACCGAGACGTGCCCCATATTCCACGTGGAAAAGAGGACGCGCTTGGTGAACGTGCGCAGATCCCACAGGACGCACGCCCCGAGTTGATCGTCCTCGCCCACCACACAGGACGGCCCGCAGTCGGAATGGCCGACCGCCCCGTCCGCATCGCTGATGATCCGCGGATCCCCGGTCGCGACCGTGATGATGCGATTGAGATCGCCTTCCTTGATGATCAGAAACGCCCCGTCAGACGTGATCGCGGATTCGTCCAGATCCCCGATCGCCGGATACCACTGCTGCTGCCCGTGGTGGACTACGACCGTGCCGATCTTCGGATACGCACCGTCTGAGACGATGCGCCGCACTGTTGCGGAGTGCGTCCGTCCGTCGAGCGAGGAGTGCGCCTGCCACAGATCGCACCCCGGATGCGTCTCGGCAATGTCGAAGACGATCTGCTCCTCTTGCGTAAACGGATTGACCCGGAGGAGCTGCGAACCGTTGCAGAGATAGATCCAGCCTTCAGCGTCCCAGTACCAGCCTTCCGCCTCGCCGGTGAAACGGAGCATCGCGCCCAATTGGTAGACGGAGCCGTTCTCCAGATCGACACGGAAGAATTTCGGGTGTCCATCCTTCGTGCCCGCGAACGCATACACCGCCTGCCCGATGATGACAGCGCTCGAATAGTACGGATACATCCGGTTGACGAACTCGCCGTCACTGGCATCGGTGACCTTGATCGTTTTGCCAGACAGGCCAGTCGGCCCCTGTGGCACCGTCACGATCGGACCTGATCCGACTGGCGGGTGATCCACCGGCGGGACATCATGGCCATACGGGCCGTGTTTGGCTTCATGCGAAAAGCGATCCCACACCACGACGTCACCGTCTAGGACGGCCGAGTTCCCGTCGCCCTCGCCTGGAGTTTCAATCGCGAAGGTGTACCGGCCGTCTGGCGTCTTCTGAATCGGCACCTACAGCTTCCCAAGCACCAGCAGAATGATCAGGATCAGGATCACGAGGCCCACCCCACTACCGCCGACCACGGGCCCGCCGGCATAGAAGCCACCGCCGCCTAACAGCAACAGGAGAATCAGGAGCACGACGAGTACATTCATGTCAGCCTCCGAACCGTGACGCGATCCACGCGAGAATAGCCAGCACTGTGGCGATCAGCCCAATGATCGCCACGGCATTACCATAGCCACCTGACACGCCTCGACGCTCGCTCGCGCGCGCATCGACGATCTCTTTCAATGCGGTCAGTCTGTCGTTCATCGCCCTGAACAGCACATCGACTTCCGACCGCGGCATCAGCGTGCGCTGTTGATCAGCCAACGTGGCGCGAAATTCGTTCACACCCTCGAAGCGTTTGTCTGCGGCCATCTCCGCTTTCTGCACGGCCCGATTGGCGGCTTCCATCGCCGCGACGACGGCTTCTTTCGCCGCCGCCAGAGCCGTCTGCATCGCCTGTTGCTGCGACTGAAAGGCGGCTTCTAAGGCTTTCGATTGCGCCTCAAAACGCTGTTGATACCGCAGGTCGGCCGCGTCGAGCTTGTCCTGCAGCGAGGTCGTGAGCAGGTTAAACCGTGTCTCCAAATACTGCTCCAGCGGTGGGCCGTCTTGCTTGGGTGTCACGCCAATAAGTCATGGACATCCCGACACGTCAGGGAAATCGTGAGCCGATCCAAATCCAACTCAATCCGTCGCACCTGTAGACGTTGCGCCGTCCACCCACTGGCGCCGAGTCCTTGAAAGTGTGTGACCTTCACAATGTCGCCGAGCTCCACGCTTGCCCCGCGCGAGACCGTCACATCAAACGTCGCCACGGCCCGACCTTTCGACGGACAGCGGAGCGCGAGCCGTTGCGCCGCGACATCGTCTGCCGTGGCGGCATCGCGGACCATCTCCAGTTCGAGTAACTGAGACTCGCGTGTCTCGCCGATGTCGCCGATCGACGTAGCATCTTCAACGGTCTGCAATCCGCTCAACCAATTCGCATCGAACGGTTCGCGCGGGAGCCTGGTGCCTTGTTTCGGATTGAGCTGCTGCAACTCCGGCGCGTACTTCCGCTTGTAGACGTACCGGATCTTGTTTTCGACTTCATCGGTCTTCGGATCGATGCTAAAACTGTCTTTCAGAATGTCATGTTCGGCGGTAAAGATCGGGACGCTGGCTGCGGTGTTCGTGCGGTCCAACATGGTCACCATGATTTGCCCGTACCCGTTGACGCCCAGGTCGAAATCGCCGCTTTGACAGAACTGCGCAATCGCATCACGCAAGGTGATCTGTCGGAAACCGTAGCCGATGACTGACGCGCCGATGTAGCCGCCCGCGATCCGCGCTTCGCTCCGCGTCTTCACCGTCGTGAAGCTGGCTGTGTCGAGAAGGCTGTAGGCGCCGAGTGCTTTGATAGACAGCCAGTCCCCCGTGGCGTCTTGCACGACTTCGTTATTGATGAAGTGCAGCAATTGCAATGGGAGGGAATCGATCGTGTTGCCCGTCGCATCCCCGGTTGTCTCACGACCGCAGATATTCGCGAGCAAAGGGATCTTGTTTTGCCGCGATGGATCCGCGCCGGGGTGATTCTGATCGAGGTAGATGTAGGTCCAGCGTCGACTATCCTGGATCGCGTAGTCGACAGCTTCGAGCCATCCCGCCCGATGCGGCACCCATAACCGAGTCCCGTATTCACCGGCACCAGCTTTCGCGCGCGTCGTGGGCGGCGTGCCGCTGAAGGGATCGCCAACGAACACCGCCTGCACGTCATGGCTCGCGCCGCGGCAGACCAGATACTTGTAGAGGTTGCCGAGCTCCTCATGTCCGGGGAGCGTCTCGGCCGCAATGAACGGACAGAGCACGGTGCCTTCTGGTTCTTCGTCGTCTTCATCGCTGAGGGCGCCATAACAGATTTGCGCCGGGGAGTCCCAGACCTTTTCCACCGGGTTGCCGTCACTGATCAGTGGGCCGATCAGATAGGACGGCACCAGCCGTTCCTGGGCAAACGCCGAGATCGACAATGTCAGCGCGTCTTCGAGCACGAGTCGATAGCTCAGGTCGGACTCCGGCCTGAAGTCTCGTACCACGCCCGTGAAGACGGTCCACGGTGTCCCGGCTGCCCGGATCGTAGCTTCATCTGCCGCGTAGATCGTCGCCACCTTGTTCAACAGCACACTCGTGGAATGCAAACCTCGGAGCACACGATCCACATCCGCCAGGCGAATCGTCATGGCTGCGGTTTCGATCCCGCCACGACCATCCGTCAACCCGCGCGCCGCGCGGCCCCACGAGAGGACGCGCGGTTCTTTCGCTGTCGTGAAATTGATCGCCACATCCGACCAGCGATATGTCGTCGCGCCGATCGTGACCTCCATCCACTTATGAATGGTCGTCGCCGTGGCGAGGGACGTGCCGGCGGACGGGTTGGTCCCTGAGGCGACCGTGCCACCCCCAGTGCATGGCGACGTGCTCGGCGGCGCATCCGTGTCTACGTCGTCCCAGGCCCAGCCGTAGATCGTGGCACCAGCAGGCGCGACGACGGACCCTAATACGGCCCCGCCGAAGACCAGCGACTTGACGGCTGCGCCGGTATCGTTCGTGCTGTTCCAGCCTTGCGAGTCGTCTCCGAGATCGGCGGCGTTGTTCGGAAACGTCGTGCTTTTGTAATAGCTGACGCCTGCGGCGTTGTATTCCTTGGCCAGAAGAAAGCCCGGTGTGAAACCTAAGCCTGAGACGACGTCATCGACCGCCGTGCCTTGCAGCGTAAAGCTCGCGAAGCCCGTCGCGAGAAACTCCGGACCAGCCCGGAACGCGACATAGCCGTAGGCGTTCGTATTGGTGTTTGTGTTGACTGACGTGCCGACAGTGAAGCCCGTCGTCTCAAACGACTGGATCATGTTGACGCCAGCCACTGAGGCCCGGAGGGTCACCGAGGAATCGCCGACAAACTCCGTCGACCGATACACGTGAGAGATGCCATGCACCCAGACGTGGGTCGGCTGCCAGGGATCGCCGCCATTGACCTCAATGAGTCGACCATCGACGCCGTTCCCGGTGTAGATACCCGTCTTGATAAAATCCCCGTCCGTCGAGACGTCCGAGACGACGATGGCGATGTATTTGGTACCTGAGGTGTTCACCTTCCCGAACGCATCCCCGGCACCAAGAGTGAAGCCGTCGGCCGTCAGGCTTGTGATGAAATTCGCGGATGTGCCTGCCGTTCCATCGAGCCAACTATTCGTCGCGTCGGCGGACGTCCGAACAACAGGCGGTGTCGCCGTTCCAGCACCCGCCGGAAGCACGGGATAGATCCACACCGCGACGTTCCCGACGTTCAGCGGAAAGGCAGTGAGAATCAAGCGGCCGGTGATGCCGTTGCCGATGTATTCGATGACCTGATGCTTCAGATCCCCACTGGCGGCTGTCTGCGGCCCGTAGTAGATCAGTTTCACTTCGCACGTGCGCGCACCAGAGCTGTAGCTTTGCGACAGTCGCGCAGAGACGCGCGTCGTCGTCGCCAACCGATGCGGCACGACGAACCGCGTCACGCCATGAAAAGCGTTGGAAAACTCCGTGGTCGCGATCCGCGTCAGCACGGTCTCCGAGCTGACCGCGCCGACGCCGATCTCTAGGATCAGATCGTCGTTGGACACCATGTCAGGGCGCTGCATCGACACGCCGACGATCATCGATCCGGCGTCAAGGCTCGGGCTGAGTTCGACCCATGACCCCACCGACCAACTGGCGCCACCAGACGCGACATTGATCGGATCCGCCGCGCTCGGCACGCACAACTGTGGCAGTGTGGTGATATTGGACGTGCCGACGTCGTCTTCGTAATACCCGAGCGCAATTGTCCACGCCGTGGTATCCGTGCCTTGCTTACGGAGACGCACCGCCACGCGGAGGCCGGCTTCGATCGAGATCGGGATTCCGAACGAGAGAAAGTACGACTCCAGATTCCAGGTCGTACTTTCCTTGCAGCCTGGCAACGTGCCAACCACGACCTCCGAACCGGACGCACCTGTCCCGATGTCAATCTCGAAATGAACGGGTGACGGCCCGCTGTCGGAAAAGGCGGTGACGGTTTGTAGCGTCCAAATACCAGGCGTGCTCGCGGAGATTTGCACCCAGGCGGAGTTTACCCACGCGCTGGCGTTCGGGGTGACTGACACGCCGTCGGCCGCCGGCGGAATCCAGTGCAGGGGTTTCGTCGTGACGATGCTGGCGATACTCACACGGGTTTCTCGTAGACGGAGACGAATACCCGGAAGACGGCGATCGTAGTGCCTTCACAGCGCACACGCGCCGAGAGTCGAGAGCCAGAGGGGATGAAATCGTAGGGCGGTTTCATGACGTACTGGCCGAGTCCGCCCACGCCCGTCGCGAATCGTGTGCCTCGGAATGTGCTGAAGACGACTTCGGAGGCCGCGGCCCCAATGCCGAGATCCACCTCGAATTCCACATTCGCGCCAGACGTCCCGCTGCTGGCCATCACCGCACCGAGAATGGAATTGTTGCTGACCGAGGCGACCAATTGCGCCCAGGCCCCGTTCGCCCAAGCACTCGCGGACGAATTGACATCCACGAGTGTACCGGCGGGTGCGATGATCGGCAGCGTAATGCACGGCTTGGCCGTCGCCGTGAATCCCGCGAGGCCCGTGCCCTCGTAATACAGCACGCGGACGCGCGCCGCCGTCGTGGCCGTCCCACGGATCCGAGCGGAGACACGTACCCCTGACGCGACGTTGTCAATCGGAATCGGGAAATAGAAATCGCGTTGTGCACCAGCACGCGTCAGTGTCCCGACGACGACTTCCGATCCGGCCCCACCGACCCCAATATCGACATCGCAGAACGACGGACCGCCGCCGATCATGATCCCGACCAGCGTGATCGCCGAGCCCGTCGACGCGATCAGTTCTCCCCAGGCGGAGTTGGTATAAATCGGAGACCCAGGCGTGAGCACGATCGACGCCGACCCGGCGGCCGGCGCAACCACGATCGGCGTGGAACAAAATTCAATCGGCATCAGAGCCCGAGGCCAGGATTAACCTCTTCAAAGACATCCGACCACTTCGTGATAAGTGGCGCGTCGCGCGTGTGCTCCCACTCGTCAGGTTGATGCCAGAGATACATCGGATCATTCACGGCGGGATCGAGTACAAACCAGAACGGCTCATGGGGTCCGCTGCCGCTGCGGCGCAGCGCCGTATAGGCCGCTCGCTCAGACTCTCGCGCAAGGTTCGGCCGCAATTCTCGGTACCGGACACGCAAGGGGAATCCGAGCGGAATCCCGTATTCCGTGCGGTGCAGGATGAACGGCTTTCGTTCCTTAATCTGCACGCCCCAGCGATGGCACATCTCGCGGACGCTGGCGATGAGGAGAATCTTGCCGACGGCGACGTTCGACCCAAATCCCGAGATCGCGAAGTTCCACTGCGTGGCGGCTGTTGTCACCAGCCGCAGATCGAGAAAGCCATTCAGGCTCAGGCCATCAGGCTGCGCGGCCGGAATGAGCAAGCTCTGCGACGCCATGCTGTTGTTGTTCGTCACCGTCACGGTCGCGCCAGACAGGTTGGTATTGATGAAGGCCACGGCTTGAATCGCCGTGGAGGCGATCGTTCCGCGGTACGTCGCGGTCCCGCTCGTGATCTTGGAGACCACGTCCGCACGAGGGCTGTTCAGGTTCACCAAGGGGAAGGCGCTATCCGCCGCCCCTGCCGTCAGAGACCACGTCGCCGCGAATGATTTGATGTCGGTGTAATAGCAGAACAGGGAGCTCGCCATTAGGTCGTCCCCAATAACGCCACGAGTTGCGACCGGGTGCCCTGATAGTTCCGGCGAATCTCCGTGATCAACGCGGGCGCAATCTCCCGTGCAATGTCTTCGGCGTTCTTCCCTGACCCGCTGACGTTGACCGTGATCGCCCCGATCGTCAGGCCACCGCTCTCTGAGCCTTCTGGGACCACTTTCTCTCGGCCGTGCAACATCGCGAGCGTCCCTGCACCAAAGTCCATGTAGCGCCCGCCCGTGCCGCTCGCGTAGCCTGGGACGTTCCCGATCGCTTCCGCCGCCCGCCCAATGTCGCCGGGGTTCTTCTCGAGGAAGTCCGCGAGCTGCTGTTCGTAACTGCGTCCTCCGGCCTGCTGTCTCGCGCCTTCCGATTGCTGGGTGTTCTGTTTGAGGTAATTGACTTGGACGTCAATCGGTTCGCTGATCAGATCGCGCATGTTGCGCACGGTCACGATCACGTCGTCAAAGGCATGCGAGATGTCGCCAGCGGCATCGTCGATACTCCGTGCGGCTTCGCGCGCCGCGGCGGGCATCTCGTCGTGCATGGCGGTGACGATTTCATCGATGACTTTCTGGACGGCCCCACCGCCTTTCTTCTCCGCTTCCCAGAGTCGGTTTGTGGCGTCTAAGGCTTCGTCGACCGAATGCCCAGCTTTGAGATACGCCTCACGTAACGCGACGACCGTCGTGGCCCACTTCTCAGAGTTCCCAGCGGCCACGAGTTGATGGACTTCGATCTGTTTCTGCCAGTCCAGCGTGGAGGCCAAGGATGCGCGGAAGGCATCCGCTGCGCTCCGTCCTTCCCGTTCTGTTCCGCTCGGGCCACCGAAGATGCCAGCGAAGAGTCCCGCCAGTTTGTCGAGGAGCGGACCCGCGAGCGCCCCGATCCCAGGCAGCAAGGCATTAAACGCCCCGCCGAGCGCGGGACCGAACGTGGACATAATCTTCTGGGACATCCCAGAATCCTTGCCGAAGATATGCTGCGTGAGGTTGCCTCCGAGCGTGGCACCAATACTCTTCAGCACATTCCCTCCACCTTCAAACGCACGAATGATGGTGGGGCCGAAACCCTCAAACAAATTTTGCGCAAACGATGGGCCGATCTTGACCTTCGCCCCGACCGACAACGCGGTCTGGATCTCTTCGTTCATCCGCTCAAAGTCTTTGACCCTGTTCTGCAAAATGTTCTTGCTCGTCGCAAACGCGATCTCTTCCTGGTTTTTGTAATAGTCCTCGGTGATTTTGGTCAGCACTTTATGGCTCGCCGCGAAGGCTTTCTCTTCTTCGTCGGCGAAATACTTTCTCGCCTGCCGTAGTGCGTCCGCAGCTCTCGCTTCGATGGCGAAGCGTTCCACTACGATCTTCGCGCGAGCAGTCATAGCCTTGGTGTCTTCTTTTACTAAATTCGTGTGCGCGCCCATCGCAATACTGGCGGTTCCCAATGCCGTCGTCCCGCTTAGCACGGCGACGGCATGCGCCGCCGTGCTGACCTTTGCGGCTTTCATGGACGATTCGACTTTCTCGAGCGCGCTGATATAAACCTTGGTGGATCCGGTGACACTTTTCTGCGCAGCATCATCGGCCTGCAATTGCGCACCGCGCGCCTTCATACTGACGAGCAGACCTTGAATCGCCTCATCGTTTTTCTTCCATGCCGCCGTGCCGATCCCGACGGCATTCGGCAAGGCGAGTTGCGCTTTGCCCAGATACAATGTGGCCAACGCTAAGCCGTCAATCACCTGCCGCACGTCGCCGTAGACTTTTTTAACGGCGTACCATTCGGTGACCACAAATCCGGCTGTTGAGATCGCGGCCTTCGCAAAGCCAATGACCGCAATCGCCGCATCGTCGATCGCCATCGCTATGGACTTAACGAGTGCGCTCTTGTCAGTGCCAAAGGCCTCGGTCAACGCATCGGAAATACCGTCAAGCCCCGCCATAATGACTGGCGAGGTAGCGACCGTGCGCCCAAGTTCGTTCTGGAAATTCGCCCAGGCCGCTTGCGCTTGCGCGACCTTTTCATCTAGGCCGTCCGTCTGGACGCCGAGGCGTTCGATCGCCGTTCCAACACCTGCGAGGATCGCCGCTCTGGCCGCTTCTAATTTGCCCTCTTCGCTGAGATGCTCGCGCGTGACCCCAAGCGACTTCGCGAAGTTGGTCTCCGCTTTCTCAAGATCGATCTTGCCTGTCAACAACGCAAGGGCTCGCGTGCGCCCGGTTAACATGGCGTCGTTCATCGTCTCCAACGCGGTCGCGACATCCCCGCCTGTCGCTTGCGCCAACGCGAACGCGCCCTTTGAGAGCGTGCCGAATTGCTGATCAGTGAGGTTGAGTCCTGCAGCTAAATCCTGCGTCGCGAGTTTCATGAGGTCGAAGTCCGCGATCGTGCCGTGCGTGCCCTCGCGTAACGACCCGAGCAGCGTCGTTCCCAGACGTCCAGATGTCTGTGTGAGATGTTCAAAGTTCTCGCTCACGTCAGCCACGGCCGCGCCGTGAAGCGTGAGCGTTTTCAGTTCATCGCCGAGCGCGCTGATCGCAGACTTCACCGCTGCGAACGCGGCTTGTGCCGTGAAGAAACCCGCGGCCGTCGTGAGAATATTTTTCCCGAGGCCCGCGATCGTGCCGCCAAACCCACTAGTGGCCTGATCGGCCGACCGCGTCGCGTGCTCCATGTCCGTGAGCGCCTTCGGTGCGGTTTGTCCTAACGCTTTGTATTTCGCAACGGCCTCGGTGAGCGTCGCGTTCAACCGTGCCTGCTCTCGTTCCGTCAGCTTTGCCACGCCGCCGAGATCCCCGACCGCCTTTACGGCCAGCGTAGCTTCAGAGAGAATCTTGCGACCCGAGAAGCTATCCGCCACGCGTTTCAGCGAGTTCTCGACTTGCGCCGCACCGGTTTGAAAACCGCGCAGTTGTGTCGTCGCGGCATCGACCGCCGATTTCCACGAGCTGAAATCTGCGACGAAGGTCGCGGAAATGGCCATCTAGTCCCTCGCCTCAGACGCGACTTTCGCGGCTTCCAGTTCGTCCAGCAACACGTCGATCACCTCGTCCGGAGTGTTCCGCGTCTCGTCCCAGGTCCAGCCCATCACGCGGCAGACGGCGAGCGTCGTGGCAATTTCTTCTCGCCAGCCTGGCCGTTTTTTTCGGCTTTCGCTTTCTCGATATGCGCCGTGATCGCTTCGGTGATGTCGTTTACCGTCTCTTCGTCTTGGTTATCCAAGGCTGAGGAGAGGAGTTCGGGCGTGTGAATCGGGATGGGTTCGCCGTTGAAGGTCTGCGACCAATTCAGCAGATAGGACATGATCTGGATCTTGCCGATCTGTTCCATGTCCACCTGAAGTTGGCCCTTCGATCCGAGTTCCTTAGTAAACGCCTTCGCGCGCGCTTTCGTCGCCTCGCCATAACTGAGGCGCTTGCGCACCTCAATCCACTGTCCATCTCGGAGCGGGATCCGTACGGATTCCGGAATGACTACAGCCATGACTCGTCTCCTAATATTCGGGTTGCCCAAGAGTCGCCCTGAGTTGGTTCGTTCCCACGCACTGCACTTTGCTCTTAACCGGCCACATCCAAAATCCGCCCGTCTTCCGAGGGGCCGCGAAATACAACGGTTCCTGCCGGATGAGAAACGCTTCGATAGCGTCACTCGTCGCCGCGAATGCCCACTCGCCCTTCTTCTTCGTCCGGACGATGCTCCAGCTTTTCAATTGCGCCGCGGGACGATAGCCCCAGAGGATCGCGGCCGAGACCGGATCCCCTGGAGCCGTCGCCCCACGAAGCGTGATGTCACGGAACACGCCGTGTTACACGCCGACAGGCGACAGACGGAACGGTCCGGCGGCTTTCCAACTGCCGGTGACCTTCGGCGCCTGCAAACTGCACGCGATACTGGCATCCATGTAGGCCAGACCGGACCAGAACGGCGCATCGAGCGGTGTGCCGCTGCCGTCAAACTCGTTCGGCGTGAGCATCAGGAAGCCAGGCGAGGTCGCATCGGCGGCCGTAAACAAGGTCCGCTCCACGCTGTTCCAGAAGCCGCTGAACGTCCCTTGCGCATCCTTCAGGCCAGGGAGGTAGACGTTGTTTTCGTCGCCGAAGCACGCGACGTTTTCGTACTCCGTCTTGAAATCGCCCGTCCACGCATTGATGGATGCGATCTCGGCCGCCGTCGTCGGCGAGCCAGCATCACTATCGAAGGCCACGCGCCCGTAACGCCCTGTGAGAATCGCCATGCTGTGCTCCTGTTCTAGTCGTGTCCAGTTACGTGAGACTCATCTCAACCCGGTAGAACCCGCCGCGATGCTGCCAGCGGATGTCCGGGTTGACGTCATCCACTTCCGTGGTGCGGATGCGGCCTTCGCGGTGAACCGTCATCCAGCTGTAGCCCGTGACCGTGAGCGGTTGATCTTCGAGTAACGCATCGATGCGTGCCGCCGCCGCCACCATGTCCGGGTTCTTATCAGACCGCCCTACCGCCTTCACCATGTAGAGCACTGACTCGATCGCGCGCCCGCCGAAGACCGCCTCGTCGACGGAGTCGACCATCGATACGATCACGAACTTTGTGGAGCCTGACGGAGACTCCTCCCAATGCGGCCCGTTAGGCATGTATGACAACAGCGTCACGTCGGCGCCCAGCTTCGCGATCAACGCTTGATCGATGGCTGTTGAATCAGGCATTGCCGTTGACCTTCGCCCCGTGCCGCACGAGCAACTCCTTCAGGCGCTCGTACATCGCTCGGCGCTTTCTCACAACGACCGGAACAAATATCTTTCCGGGCGGCATGGATCCGCGATTCGCCCCGATGTTGGTATGCCGAGCCTGTGTTCCGATCTCGAACAGCGCCGCATGTTTGGCGGTCGACTTCACAACCAAGGCCGTCCCGAATGGCCCGATCCCTTTGGACTCCACCTTGACGCCCGCCGCGAGTTTTCCTGTGCGCCGATGGTCCTGATAGCCTGCGCGGATCTCTTGGGCGGCATCACCGGCCGCACGTTGGACGATGCCGCTCGCCTCTTGGGCCAACACCTCCGGAAGGTTCCTGAGCTCCTCACGTAGTTCGTCCAATCCGTTCCATCGAATCGAGGCGCTCATGCGACCACCTCAGAACACGCCAAGATCAATTCGCGGTTCGCTTCGTTCGGATTGGCTACGCCGAGGATATAGAGCACCCGCGATCCGAACAGCGCCCGCATGTGTGTCGTCACGCCTGAGATATACGGACTCGTCAGCACCAGTGACGCCTGCGCAATGAGCGTCCCCATACCCGCGCGTTCAAGCGTCCGCGCCGTGGCTGGCTCGATCGCCATGCGCGCGACCGCAAACGTTGACGGCGTTTCCGTGAAGCTGGCGTCGTTGTCAGCCGCAGTGGCCACGGTTTGCAACGTCACGAGATGCCGCCGACGTCCAGACGCAATCATGCAAGCTCCGGATCGCGCAGCCGATACAACATCCGCTCGATCGCGGGCGAGAGCGCCCCAGGCATGCTCGCCTTTGGGAGTTGCCCTTCGACGTCATCCCCACGGAAGCGCCAGAGTTCCGCAAATTGCAAATACATCGCCCCAGTCACGAGCGGCGACGGATCCGGCGCGTCTGTTTTCAGATACGACAGGACCATCGCTTCAGCCTGATCCAGGACCATCTGCACCCATTCATCGGCAGAGGTATCCGCTTGCGGGATGCCCGCTTGGTCCTTCGCCATTTGCAACGTGGTGAAGGTACTCATACGGGCACCTCACCATAGGACCAAGTCGATCCGGCAAACTCGCGATCCATGCGGACCCCGTGAGAGTGAAGGCTGCTGTCGGTACCGAGATGTCGTACGAAGAACGGACGCGAGACAAGTCCCGTCGTCATGTTCGGGTTGTCCTGTAGCGCCCAGTAGCCGAGCAACTTGTCAAAGCCGTCATGTGGCCGATGCTGAAAGGGCGCGCCTTTCGGCCGCCAGTCGAGAGGATGGGCCTTCGCCCAGGCGGCAAACCGCCGCGCGTCATCCGCACGCAACGCCACAGCCTGCGAACCTTTCTGTTCACGCAGTGGCGCGGTTGCCGCGTGCGCGCTGACAGGTGTCAGGCGATCAAAGGCAAAGAAGCGATACATCACGCGGTCAGGAGTCGCGTGCGCTTCGAGCCAGCGCGACATGCTGCCAATAGGATCCGCGCACCATTCCAGATCATCTTCGCTGAGGATGATCCAGTCGGCTGGAAAGAGACCGAGTAGATCAATGGCAGCAATACCGTTCTCGTTAGGTCGGCGGTGGAGGTCCGGCTGATGAAGCCACACGGGGTAACGCACCTCCTGATGCGCCCAACCCACAGCAGGGTCGGTGGCGACAATATGAATTGAATCAGCCGCCACGCCTTGTCCTAACAGGCCTAACACTGTCACCCCGAGATAGTTCGTCTTCGGTGCGCGGTTCGCCGTGCGGATCGTTAGGAGGAGTTTCAATTCACTCCACCGCTACAGTGCTGTTCCCAGGCACGTATCTTCAGCAATTGCCGAGCCTGTTCACATTCCAACCATGGCTCTCCGAAGGCATTGACCAACCGCGTCCTATCTGACGCTCGCATCACGACATGCCTGAAACGCAGCTCGCCTTCCTCCAACCGTTGCCCATAGACTTCCCACACGATTGGGTCATCGTCGTTGTTAGACGTGTAGCCAGCGACTCGGATCACGCGACCCTCCAGGCTACGATCGCGTTCTTTCCGTACCAGGGACACTTAGGCGCAACCTTCAACCACTCACGCCGAAGCGCGATCGATGGCTTCTCCGCACAGACCAGCCCGCCAGCGGCGTAGAGCTTCTCGAGCCAGTACTCGACTGGCTGCAGATTAATGTGGCCCGGCCCGCGCTGTCCCGGTGGCGCCGCCGTAAACAGTAGCCGCCCCGCTGGCGCGACGTGCCGAGCCAACGTCTGGCAGAGCGTGTCTGCGGCTGACTCCGGCAGATGTTCGGCGACTTCCCAGCACAGTACCCAGTCAAACATACGCTGCAGATCAACGGGGTTCTGCAGATCTGCGCGCACCAGAGACAGATCGGATGGCGTGGCGAGATCGATCCCCATCGCCTCGATCCCTTGCCCTGACGCCCAGAGCACGAGGCCGCCTTCCGCGCAGCCCACATCGAGGAGGCTCCCCGGCTTCCCCATCAACTCGATAGCTGACTCCAAGCAGCGAACAGCGTGCTTCTGCGTCCACCGACGCTGCTGGTGATACGCCGAACCTGGCGCGTAGAGGTCAGGACGCATCACCGCGCCACCAGCAACACCATACGAGCGATGACACGTTCAACCGCATCACTATTCTCGTGATGCAACAGCCACAGCCAGAAGTCGCGATCCGGTGGCATCAGGCAGTTACGCGGCATGTGTCCACGCTTTCCAGTCTCGACGCAGCGCCGTTGCTCCGTCTTCAAGATGCCGAACCACGAACCGCACACGCTTCTTCGCAAAGATACGGGACGCCAACGCGTAATGGTCATCGCGGAAATTGCGCGCGGTATAGAACGCCGTCGTGGGGACACCGAGTAACGGCGCCAGATACGCAAAGCCGCCATACGTCCCGACAAAGGACGTCGCGCCAGCAATGATCGCGGTCTGCGTGGCCAGATTCGTCCGTGGTTCCAAGACAGGACGGAGTACCTGTGCATGCTCGATCGGAAACGAGCCGTGCTCGTCATAGTCCGCGCCGCTATCAAGGACCACAACCGGCGCCGTATCAACCAACAGCGTCATGATGCGATTGACGTGCCGTCGGTACGCCCCCGTCGCCTCGCACGCTTGCGAGGAATAGAACTTCACGGCGATATAGGACTCAGGCAGCGAGACGGCCGCGGCTGGTGCCGTCATCCGCCGCACGATCGCGCATCGCTCATAGAGATCGGGCACCCGTGATCGCCAGTACCAGCGAAAGAGGGTGTACATCAGCGACGGGTGCAACACCTGCGCATCCGGCGCCACGCGGGCAAGAATCTCCCGATCGAACGTGAACACGGCGTGTTGCTTCGCCGACCGAAAGCCACGCCGACAGCCGAGCAATCGACCGGCGTACCCTTGCTCAAGAATACGCAGATCGTTACCGTGCCGTAACTCGGCCTGCGTGTAGTGGTCATAGAGTTCGATGTAGTGCGGCGTAATGTCCGAGTACCACGACTGACAACCGCCGCGTGATACGACGGTGAGCTGGTCCGGTGTCAACCCGACAGACCGCTGCGCCCACCGCAGAAACGGAATCCAATACAGCAACTCGAAGCCGATCTCGCCCAGCCATGGCCCGATGACGATCGGCTGCCCACTCTTCGCCAGCGATCGCAGATGCGTCAGGACCGTATCGATCGCGGTGTTGCGGATCTCCTGGACCGACTTCATGGGTACACCTGCCACGGCCGCGCCTGTGGATCGGGTCGCTTCGCACGCCCGGGGATCGGCATGTCCTCTGGTGCGAGATCCTCGTCGACGAGATCGGCGCGCACAAAAATCAGGTTGGATCGCGTATAGGCGTGCAGGCGGTAGCCTTTCCGCTGTCCGAGCAACCACAACGCCCGCGCGCTGGCGCCAAAATAGATCGTGCCATCCCAGCGCCGAGACGGGTCATACGGCACCGTCACCGAGACGTCCGATCCGAAGCCAGGGTTGTATTCGACAATGACAACGCGCGGCTGAAACGTGAGCGCGTCCCAGATCCAGAAATCGTTCCCGTCAATGTCGATCGACAAGAGATCGAACTGCGCCGGGACGCGTTTGCGCGCCAAGACCGCATTGATGTTCTCGGCCGTGATGAGTGCCCGCGTGACGAGTGGCGAATCCGTCTCGCAATCAAACGCCACGACGCGCCAGCCCTTTTGCCTGAATCGCGCGGTGTTGCTTTTGAAGATGCCGTCCTTTGCGCCGCAGTCCACCGCCACGCGATTCGTCGTCCCGATGCTGCGGAACAGCCGTACGAGCAGCACATCCTCGCCGTGCTGGGCACGCTGGATGAAATAGCTGGTCATGGATGGAGGCCCCAGTGACCAGGCGAAATGCCGTACGGATGCTTCGGCCCCAGATACCAACTCGGCGGCAGGATCGTGACCTGAATCCCGCGCTCGCGCGCGACCGTCATCCAGACCAACACGCCGCAGTGATCCACCATGTGACTGAGTTCGCGGCTGATTCCGTGCCCGTGCAGGATGATGTGCTCATAGCCTTCGAGGATCGCGTAAGCCATCATCAGATCCACTTGACAGGTGAACCAGCGCCCATGTACCTCTCGTGGGAAGGCGTCGAGGATCCGTTGCTTCGGAAATAGCACACCGGCTGGAATCGTCGGATCGAGTTCCACGAGCCAGAGCGGACGATACCCAGGCTGATCCGGACCTGGGAGGGTCTGATACCAGCGATAGGTCTTCTGTCGCTTCTTCTTGATTCCGGGATAGCCAGGCACCGGATCAAATGGATGCAAGTCCCACCACGCATGCCAGTCGTCGACGGTCCCGTAGCGTTTCGCGTACTTCTGCTGGCTATGTGTGGTTCCCCATAACTCAGCACCGGGCCAATCGACAAGCGGCGAGCCAGCCGTTTTACGCTTGCCAAGGAAAACTACCGTCTTCATACCGCCACCACTGCGGTAAAATAAGCGAGGCCGACGAGCGCGTTCACCGCCCGACGGCCTCTCACCAACACTATTTCCTGAAGAGAGGAAATCGCGTGGCTAAGCACAAATCTATCAGACCTGGAAAGCACGGCGAATCCGTTCATGGATCGCGCACTGTCGAATGGCGTACTTGGCAGAACATGCGGGCGAGATGCCAGCGCCACAATCACCAACTGTTTCCTCGTTATGGCGCACGTGGCATTAGCGTGTGCGAACGCTGGAATGATTACGCCGCATTTCTTCAAGATATGGGTCGGTGTCCGCCCGGATATTCGCTGGACAGAATCAACAACGCCGGCAATTACGAACCGAGCAATGTGCGTTGGGCTACAGCCGAGCAACAACAGCAAAACCGATCGATCACCCGCTGGCTGACCCATGAAGGCATCACTCTGTGCTTGACAGAGTGGGCGCGGCGCAAAGGCATCTAGCATCAGTGCCTGCTGATGCGCCTGAAGCGCCACTGGCCGATTGAACAGGCCTTGACGGCACCGTTGGACACTCGGAAGAGTCACCGCACGCCTCGTCCACGCAACTAGAGTCTTCATGCCGTCTTTCGTTTACCTAAGAAGATGACTGTTTTCATCGCGATAGATACACGCCGGCCAGCACGACCCCAATCGCTAAGACGCCTAGCACCACGGCTAACATCACGCCGCCACCGCCTGCACGAGATCCCCAGTCAACCGAACGCCGTACCGCTGCCGCAACGCCTGGATGGCACGGCGGTCTGCGTCCACATGATTTCGCCACCACGGCGGCGCGGACTGTCCAGGCAGATAGTGATAGCCAGCCGTGAACGAAAAGCCGACGAGCCGCACCGAGGCTGCGCCACACCAGAGCGCGATAGCCGCGGTGAGGATGCCTGACGAGCACGGTGCCTTGTCGTCGGTCCGTCCGCAGATCTCACCTTCCATCCAACGCTTCGTCAGCTTGTCCAGCACTGACCACGACCCGTAACGGCAGCCCAGTTTGTCGAGCCGCGCCAGCGTCCAGGCTTCGCTCATCACGGTCGGCCCGCGTAACAACAGGAGATGCCCGACCGTCCGTCCCTTCGCTTGCTGCAACATCGTGCGATGCAACGGCTGGACATAGGACTCGCCGGGCCGATCCTGTTTCTTGCTGCCGACTACCCAGAGATCCGCTGCACCTGGAAGGCTGGAGATTCCCCCGTTCACGGCGATCGCGAGTTCGTCTGCACTGATGGCGGCCGTCGTCGCGCGCAGCGGTGCCGATCCCACGATCACGCAGGCGCGACCCTCGAGCAGGGGGCGGATGCGCTCCACCTGTGCCGGATCCGCAGCGGTCGGCAACGGGATCAGCGCCTTCATGGTAAAGTGCTGCCCCTGCCAGCACCGATAACAAGGTGAAGCCGCATCAGTATTCGGCCGAAGAACATGCGGACAAGGGTGCAATTCCGTGGTTCGATTCCGCCTGGCAGGTTCATACCGCCACCGCCTGTGGAAAGACATCACGCAACGCCCGCATCGGGAAACAGCGCAACGCAGAATCAGGGCTACAGTTCACAACCTCGACCCCGATTTTCTTCAGCGGTTCCGCAAGCGTCGCCATGTAGGACAAGCACTGCTCGTACGGCGGCTTGGAATCATCCTGATGGCGGCCGAGCCACGCGAAGTGATCCGACGGCCGCCAGGCCCCATCGCGAAACACCTTCCCCGGCTTCATGTCGACACCGAGCAGAATGATCCGCGTCGCCCCGAAATGCACCGCCAGATTGATCGACTGATGCGCACCGTTTGACCCTAGCGCGACACGGTCCGGTTCGAGGCAGAGCCCGATTCGCGGGCCACGCTTCAGGACCATCACGTCTGCGTATGGGGTCCGCGACAGGCAGAACTTAAACTGGCCGGTAAATGCCGGATACGCCCTGCCGTTGTGGAGGTGCGCAGCCGAACACCCCTGATGCCATTTCACCATCCACTTGTCATCGGCGCCCCAGAGCGCGGTCGCATCGGGCGCGAGCACATAGCTGTCGTTGATAGCGATCGTCAGGTCGCAGTGTGCTCGGGTGAGGTCGACATCGGCCCGCGTCAGCGATGGCCCTGAGCCAAGGATCACCGCCGTCCCGCCAGTCGGCAGGAGACGCGGCACGGTGGCGTACTCGAACTTATTTCGCATCACCCACCGTAGAGCGGAGGGGTGTTGGTCGTCCGAGTCACGGCATCCTTGCCATCTTTCCCAGCGCGGCCTTCTTTCCCTGTCTTGCCGCGACGTACGGACAACTGCCACGCTTTGGATCCTTCACCTGGAGCCTCGGAGGTATCTGCCATCGCGATCCACGTGTGGCCATCCCAGGTGACGCTATCGCCCGTCTGATACGACGCGCCGGCCTGATGCACGCCGCGGTAAATGGTGGTGGGCAACACCCACGTTCCGCCCTCGATCGGCGTGCCATCTTTGAAACAGGCGGTAACGGTGCGCTGGCCGTCAAAGGCGAATGTCAGCCCTTCCAATCGGGCATCGCGGCCGTCCGCGCCATCCTTCGGCCGTGGCCAGGTCGCGAGCTCGGCCACCACAAACGCCTTGACAGCCTGCGGATCGATATCTTTTCCGTCCAGGCCGTCTCGGCCGTGTGTGCCGTCCAAGCCTTTCTCGCCCGCCATGCCCGGCAGCCCAGGAGCCCCGTCGCGGCCGTCGCGGCCGTGCAAACCGTCGATCCCTTTCTCGCCTTGCAGCCCGCGTTCTCCCGGTACGCCGTCTTTGCCGGCGAGCCCTACGGCCCCATCTTTCCCGTCCCGCCCGTCCTTGGGCACAGGCACGAGCGCCGCGACACGCGTTACTAGGGCGTCCACGTCGACCGCTGGCGCATCTTTGCCGGCTGGTCCTGCGTCTCCCTTGTCGCCTGGTGTCGGCGCAGGGAGCCGCTCCAGCACGGCTGCGACGACTGACTCCATGGAGAGAACAGCGCTCTTACCCGACGGCCCAGGCTCGCCGCGCTCACCTGGCGGCCCTGGCAACCCGTGGGGCACAGGACCGACGTCGACACTCCGGCCGTCTGTGAAATGTGCCAACAGACGCCCGTCAGCCGTCACAACCAGCGACGCAACCCCAGCGCCTGTTTCGCCCTTTTGACCAATCGGTCCGGCTGGACCAAGCGCCGGGTTCGTCTCGAGTTCCATGATCCGCAGTTCCAGCGATGCGTTCTTCTCGAGCAGCGGCGCCATCGCGTCAGCAATGGCAGTGCCTATGTCGTCGCGGTTCGTGGACACGGCTCTACGGGTATTAGCCTCAAGTTCGGAGGCTCGTTCAGTCGCAGCCTTCAGATCGCGTTCTAACGTGGCGACGCGAGCAACCACAGGAGCCATGGCCATCTTCATGGACTGCACGACTTCAGCCGCAAACGCTTCCAGTTCCTTAGCCTGCATACGACAGCCGTGAAGGGATACCCTGTGGTATACTGCGCCCATGCCAACAGTCTGGGTTGTTGAGCAAGGCAGCTATTCCGACTACCGCGTGGTCGGCGTGTTTTCGTCTGAAGCTAACGCTAAACAGATTGCAGACGCGCTCGGTGGTGATACGCGCGATGCGACTGTAGCTGAGTGGCCGATCGATCCGGTGATCAACGAACTGCGGCAAGGCTTCAAGCGCTACCTTGTAGACATGCGTAAGGACGGAACAACCGAGCGGTGCGAGCCATTTGAAATCAGCGGTTACGATCTGGCTGGCTCTGTGCGGATGTGGAGACGGACGCAAGCGCCTGCCTATCGTGGTAAGCCAGATAAGCCAGACATCCTTCAGGCGGATATTTGGGCGAAAGATGAGACGCACGCAATCAAAATTGCAAACGAGCACCGCACGCGCATGATTGCGTCTGGGGAGTGGCCGCATGATTAAGCAGATGATTTCGTTCACCGACCCACAGCGGCACTTCCTAAAGCGTGAGGCTAAGCGGCTTGGCATCTCCATCGCCGAACTGGTCAGACGCATCATCGATGCGCATATTGAAGCGCCACGATGACTGAGAAGGTGTGTAGATATTGCGGAGTCAGCAAGCCGCTTGATGCCTTCTTTAAAATCGGACGAACTACCGGAGAAAGACCGTCCCGTGGCGCGTATGGCTGCGTACCGGACTGCAAGCCCTGTATGTCGCACATCCGCAAGCCGTCTCTGGCAGATGAACGTAAGCAGCGCGCGAATCTTGATGCAGCTGGCTTGAAAAGCTGCAATGTCTGCAAAGCTATTAAGCCGCGTGCGGACTTCCCCAGGCGAAGAGCGTCGGCTGATGGGTTGTCGTGGACGTGTCGCATGTGCGCCAACGCCCGATCGGCAAAATGGAAACTGGCCCATCCGCATGCGTTCGCAGAGTGGTACGACAACAATCGAGAATGGAAGCGCCAGTGTTTTAAGCGCTGGCGCGAAGCCCATGTTGAATACGCTAGACAGTCGTATCGCACGTGGGCGAAGGCGAACAAGGGGCGGATCAATGCGATTGTCGCGAAACGGAATGCGATCAAGTTGGAGGCGACTCCACCATGGGCGGACCACGTCGCAATGCGAACGGTCTACAAGGAAGCGGCGCGGTTGACCGGCGCGACCGGCATTCGGCACGAGGTCGACCACATCATTCCGTTGCGACATCCGCGTATCTGTGGACTTCACATTCCGGCCAATCTTCAAATCCTCACGAGCGACCAAAACAAGCGCAAATCAAATCAGTTCCAAGCCGAACCGTCATAGAGTCCAGCGTCCGTGACTTGCCTATGAAGCACCGGCGCGAACGCGGCGCCTAATCCGCGTGTCTGGTCAGGCGGCGCATCGTCAGGATCGGGCTCGTCGTCAGCTGGCAACTGGGGAGGCAAATTCGACGACGGTGTCGCTGCGGCGGCCTGATCGCGCTTATCTAAAGCCGCGAGGCTAGTGTTCTGAACCTGCAAGTACGGCGTGTCGCCGCCCTTCACCGGCCCGAGATTGAGATCCGACCGCCCTTCATTTGGCTTTAACACGCCCGCGCCGACGCCCTTGCTGATGACGTCCATCATCGTGGCCGAATCCATCCACAACAGATCCTTGACGTTGAACTGTGTGCCGAGCCGCACACCGCCGATCTTGTCAGGGCTCAATCCGAGACCTTTGTCCATGACCTGTTCTAATGACGTCGAGAGCGGCTGAATGCATTGTGTGTAGTACTGAACGTTCAGCGCTTGGATGTTGTTGTACGGAGGCTGAGGACCGCCGACCAGATACCAGGGCACATGGAAGGCCACGGCAATCGCTTGCGAGGCGGCGAGCCACTGTTCATTGAGTTGGGATTTGTCCGCAGGCTGCGCGAGCGGGACATATGTCAGCCCATCGCCTACGACCGCGACCTTGCCGGCGTTGATCCCGCCAAACTTCGTTTCCCATTCAGCCTTGAGCCGATCCGCAGTCGTCGGGCTGATCGCACCTGGAGCCGTGAGAATGCCGCCTGGTTGCGAATTGTTGCTGAAAAAATGTGTGCTGTTGGTTTGAATACGCAGACCGAGGATCGCCGCAATGCCCGACGCATAGAGCGGCGAGATCCCCACTAATGGATGAAACAACGGGTTCATTAAGTCGTGAATGATCTCTCGTGCTGGCGCGATCAAGACGTCGTCGCCCTGCGCCGCAAGTGGATCCAGTTTCAACTCGTAGAACACGCTGCCGTCAGGTGCAATCAACGGGCGCACACGATTCGGATCCAGGACGTAGAGAGCAACCACTACGCCGCGCTGATCACGCTGTTTTAGTACAAACGTGTTGCCCGAGCTCAGCTTGCTAATAAGCCATTGCGTCAAGAATTGAAACGGAACTTGGTACCCATTGGGCGCCCTGAGAACTGGAGAGAATGCAGGATTCTCAGTCGTGATCCAAACATCGTCGTTCTCTTCTCTCACCAACTCGAGGCGCATCTTCGCCACATCTGAAGCGATGAGTGTCATGCACGCGAAAACGGTGGGGTGCGACAGAACGTCAACGATCGGCGTAGAAATATTTTGCTGCCAGGCTCCTGCGAATCCTTCTCTGACTATGGGGTACCAACCATTGCGGCTGTCTGGCGTCATCAGGCCATTTGGCGCTTTGGTTCTGGTGATCGAAAGCCCTAGGAAGTTCATGACTTTGATAAAATAGGCCCGTGGCTATGCCGCCAGAAGAACGCAAGCGACGATGCCGAGAGGCGAATAAGCGCTATCGGGAAACACACAGCGAGCAGTGCCGCGCCTACAGACAGGCTTATCAAGCCAAACGCAAGCCCACAGACAAACAGCGCGCACACCGTCGTGAATACATGACACGGTATTTGAAGGCGTACTACGAACTCCATAAAACCGAGCAACTGGCTATTCAGCACGCCAGGTATCACGCCGATATTGAAGCGGCTCGGTTGCGATCTCGGACGCGGAGTAAAAAGGCATATGCGATAGACCCGGCCAAGCAACTGGCTCGATCGCACAAATATCTGGCAACTGAAAATGGCCGCAATAAATTTCAGGAGCGCTACAAGGAGACTGTTCACGCTCGCAATAAGAGACTCCGTGAATGGAAACGCCGACATCCAGATCGAGTGAGCGTCGATCACGCTAGGCGTCGCGCCACTCGCATGAGTGCGATGCCACCGTGGACAAACGCAAAAGATATGCGCGCGGTTTATAAGCAGGCCCAAAGGCTGACGGCTGACACAGGCATTAAGCACCATGTCGATCACATCGTTCCCTTGCGAGGCAAGACCGTGTGTGGCCTGCATGTCGTCTGGAATCTGCAAGTTCTCACCGAAACCGAGAACTGCCGGAAATCCAACAAGCTGATCGCGGCCTGACGTCACTCTTCCGCCTGCAGATCGCGCCGCTGATACGTGGCCGCCGCTGTCTCGGTTTGTGCTTTGCGTGGACGCCCGCGAGACCGCTTCACCAAGCGTGGGGCGGCGCCGTGCGCGCGTTGTTCCTCTTCAGGCGCAAGGATCGCGAGGCCGCTTCGTTTCAACCCTGGCGATTCGGTCCAGTCCGCGACTAACCGATCGCCGGGCTGATAGGACTGGCCTTGAAACTCCAGCGGCTGCTGCACGATGAGTACGAAGGTATTGGCCATAAGCAACAACACCGGAGGCCCCGTTATGCCGGAGCCTCCGGTGGCTGGATTACGTAACCAGAGTTAAGCGGCCCACCGCACGTCATCCATCCAGACGACGGCCGTCGATCGCAGCTTCGCCCAGTTGATGTACCGCTCGCAGCGGATCGCCATGCTGTTGGTCTGGAACATCGACACCAGCGCGGATCCGGTCGGCCCACTCGGCGAACCCAAGGCACCCGTCTCCATCACCGGCTGATCGTCCATCTCGAGCGACGCTTCGCGCGAGATGTCCACCGTGAAGCCGCCATCGTCCGCCAGCGCGACCGACGGCGCATGCACCAGAAGCACTTTGTTGTTCGCCGGCGTGTGGCTGAACAACAGGTACTGCGAGGTGATGACCGGGATCCCCTGCCACGTCCCACCGCTCACATTGATGGTCGGGAAGGCGAGCGCGCCGAGCGAATCGCGCATCAGCGACAACTGCAACGCGACGGTGTTCGGCATGATCCAGACGCACTCGGCGACGTTGAGGTTGTTGCCGATCATCGCGTTGAAGAACTGCGCGATGTCCGTCGTGACGTTCGCCAGTGACGTGCCGCTGTCGTTCAGATTCGTCACGCCGTTCGTGATCGAGGCCGGCGAGACGTTGGCGACCGCCGCTTTGCTCGGATCGACGAAGTCGATGTCCATCCGCTCCTGCAACGCCCTGGCGATTTCCCGACGCACCATCATCTCCGCAGACGGCGAGGAGAAGCGTGCGAGTTCATCCGTGATCGAGATGATCGCTGCGACCTTCGCCCAATACAGATTCGTCGAAAACGTGCCGAAGCGGGTCAGCGGCTTGGCCTTCCCCTCACCGACCCAGTACCCCGTCGCGCCCGAGTTTTGCCCGGTGATGCGCGTGTTGAACGGCACCGACGTCAGACCAGGAATCCGCCCGAGCAGCGTCTGCGGGCGCAACCAGTCAACGAATTCCGACGAGGGCGTCACATTGACCAGCGGCTTGGCGAAGAGGTTGTCCTGCGTACTACCGGCGGCGATGTTGTCCTTGATCAACCACTGAATCCGAGGATTGTCCGGATAGTGGGTCTTCGCGAGTTCCAGCGCGGACACGCCGTGCTTGAGCGCCGCCATGCGGCAAATGATGTAGCGGGCGAATTCGATTCCTGGCTCCAGGTTCGACTTCACTTCCACGCGAGAGACGTTCTGGCGCGAGGTGTCTCGGACGTCGACATCGGCCGCCTTTGCATAGACGGGACGCGCGAGCGCGGCCTGTGCGGCTTCCTTCGCCTTGAGCCGTGTCACTTTGCCGGTGAGCGCTGTCACCGTCTCGGTCAACGCATCACGCTCGTGGAGTTCGTCGGCTTCGAGCGTGCCATCGGCGCCTTCGCGTGTATCGAGTTCGTCGAGGCGCGCGGACTTCGTGGTGAGTTCGGCAATCGCCGCGGTGACCTGTTCGGAGATGTTCGGAGTCATGCGCGCATCCTTCTGCGTGCAACGGCCCACGTCGGCAGGCGAGGAAGTGGAGCGCCGCGCATCAGCGCCCGACAGGGCAGATGCCGACACAGATTTAATGAAGGCGATCGAGGCGTCTTGATTTGCGGGAATCGTCACCGCCGAGAGTTCCAACCATTCCCACTTCAGAAACCGCTGGCCGCCCCACGGATCTTTCGGGTTGAGCGGTTCCATCTCGAGCGCCTTGAATCCGATCGAGAGCCCGCGCACGAGCCCCGCTTTGATCAGTGTCCAGGCGCGATCGATTTCAGGGAGGCCGATGTTCTTGGCAATCTGCGCGCGAATCTTGATCCCGCTCTTCGTCACCGTGGCGCTGAGGACATGCCCGATCGGCTGATCAGGTTTGTGCTGCCAGAGCAACGGCATCGGCAGCTTGAAGACGGCCCCGGCCGACTCGATCACGTCGCCGACGCGATCCACTTCTGGCGTGGACGCGGTGCCTTCAATGAGGCGCTGATCCTCGTCGACCGACTTGAGCGTCAGGAGGCTATAGGCGCGCTGATTCACCGTAAGCGTAAGGCTACGGTCAACAGGCGGCTAGTCTGTATTTTTAGGTTTTTTTGCCAGTTCTCGGCGGATCACTTCAGGGACGCTCACGTCTTCACGGAGGGCTTGCCGGCAGTATTCGTCCAACTGTCGAGATGGGAGGGTCAAGGTGACCTTTGAGGACGGATCGTGTGGATCCAGGGCGGGACGTCCTGCCATTACTGGGCTCCCCCAAGAATGATCATGTCGTACGTCGGCAGCTTTACGGAGTTGTTGCGCTCCATGACATCGATCGCCATAACCAGGGCCGCCACGCCGTCGATCCGTTCCGTGCTGACCTTCTTGGAAATTTTCAGGTTCCCTGTGGCATCGGTTTCCACTGATACGTTACTGACGCACCAGCGCAACACCGGATGACCGTCATGTCTGAGCGTGCGCGAGAGGATGGCCTTCTCGAGTGCCTTCGTTGGCGCTGAGAGGCTCGAGAAGCCCTGCCGCATAGGCACACAAGTAAAGCCGTCCTGTTCACTGAGGCGGGTCACGAGATCGGTCGCATTCCACGGGTCATATGCGAGTTCGCGAACATCAAACTCCGCGCTCCAGTCTTTCAGTGACTGGCGGATGTACTCGTAATCGACCACGTTGCCTGGTGTCGCCGTCAGAAAACCGTCTCGCGACCATTGGTCGTACGGAACACGATCCCGTGTCACGCGTTCCTTAATCGAGTCCTTCGGGACAAAAAATTCCGCCAAGACATCGAACCCGTCGTCATCAGGGAACACGCCAACCTTGGCCGACAAGTCCTTCGTGCTGGACAGGTCAAGGCCCACGTAACAGCGACGGCCTTTAAGCGATGAACGATACTCAGCGCGCGTCATGCGGAGACCACGCAGCACGCATCCCACGCCGGCATCTGGATCCAGCGCGACGCCTGCTCCGTCCACTGATTGAGGTACAGCCGCCGAAAGACGTTTTCCTGGGCTGGGATTTCCTTGGCCCGCGCAGCAGCAATGCGCATTTCCTCGAGGCTGCGGAAATCACCGAGTGCCGGGTTCGCTTTCTTCCACACCTTTTCGTCGGTCCAGTCTGAATCAATGGGCGCTTCAAACAAGAGCGGCAGAAATGTGGGGTCCAAAGACGGATTCTCGTGCACCTTCATCGCGTGCGAATAGAGTTCCCAGAGGATGGAATGCCGATCAAAACCAGCCGTGCTGATCGCGAGCGTCAGCGGTTGCGATCTGGCGCCTTGCGACGTCGTCAGCACATCCCAGAGTTCGCGACTCTCGGCCGCGTGCAGCTCGTCGTAGATCACGACGGAAGCGTTAAACCCATGTTTGGAATAGGCTTCCGCGCTGATGGCGCGGTAAAAACTGCCGCTCTTGCGATGGATGATGCGCTTCTGGGAATCGACAATCTCGACCTGGGCGAAGAGTTCCGGATCGTTCCGGATCATCTGCGCCGCCACGTTGAACACCAGCGACGCCTGATCCTTGTCCGCAGCGGCGCTGTAGACTTCCGCGCCGATCTCGCCGTCAAAGAGCAGGAAGTACACCGCGAGCGCGGCGGCCATCTCCGTCTTGCCGTTCTTCCTGGGCAGCATCAGCAGACAGGTCCGGTACTGGCGCCGGCCGTCCTTCCGCGTCTTGAACAATCGTTTCAGGATGGCGACTTGCCACGGACGCAGATCGAACGGCTGGCCGGCGAACGGGCCTTTCGTGTGGGTGAGTTGGTTCACCAGGCGGATGGCGCGCGCGGCGTGCGTTTCGGTCTTCATACGCGCCACCGTCGCCTGGCCTGACAGAATCGAGCAGACCAGCGCCACCAGTGTGGACAGCCGTTATTCCCGCCACAGGTCCAGAGGCGCCTACGCACAGACGGCCTCGCCGACCTTGACGGCCGTCTGTCCGGTGAAGACTTCCCAGCGATCGATAATGCACTGGCAACACGCTGGCGCAATGTCCATCGCGTAGCAGCGCCGTCCGAGTTGTTCTGCAGCGATCACTTGCGGGCCAGTCCCTGCGAACGGGTCGTACGCGATCTCTGTAGGCAGGAGATGTTTGATGATCGGCGTGCTGAATAATCCGACCGGCTTCGGTGTCGACTGGTTGAACTCTTTCCGCTCAGCCTGCGTCACCGACGCGATCTCCCAGACCGTCGTCTGCGTGCGCTCCCCTTTACCGAGTCCGTAGTCTGGGGGCTGATGCCCCTCTACCCAACCCATGAAACACGGTTCATGCTTCCAGTGATACTGGCCTCGGCCGAGAAGCAGAACCGGCTTCACCCAAATGATCTGACGATGCAGCACAACGTTTGCAGCAGCAGCAGCAGCAGCAGCAAAGAATCCCTGCGTCAAATGCGCGTGCCATAGAT